TTACATCCACATAACCTGTTGTTGCCCTGTAATACTGACGCCAATAGGATGTGGTGGCACTGCCGTTACCTGCCCGGGAGTCATAATCGCGCTGTCATAACTCTCCATCGTTTTAAACGTGTGTCCGCAGTTGATATTTTGGCACTGGTGGTAACGTTCTTTTGTATGCTGACTCAGGTAACGACTGGTACGGGCATGTGCCGCCGTTTTGCATAACGGGCAATGAAACATGATTAATTCCTCGTCACTAACTCTGTGTCGCCGATAATACCTCTCACGATCTGAAACAAAATAAACTTTAAGTGAATTTACAATTCACTTTATGAAACCTCATAAGTCACATCAGAAAGCAAAACCTCAAACTCTAGCGCCGTAGTAAAGCCGCTATTGCTCAGGCTGTGCGTGACTTTACTCACTATCCAGTCTTGCGCATCGATCACCGCTTTAAACCCACTGACGCGTACTGGCGTTTCCGGGGTGATGTTGGCACGCCCCATAGCGAGCGACAGTGAGAACTCAGCCGCTCCGCGCTGGAGCTTTTCCCATTTAGCTTGTGCGGCCCGCATGGCGGCGGCCTTATTCGCGTAGACTTTGGGGATCACAAACACGTTATCCTCGGCCCCTACCAGATATTCCCCTTTCTTTTCCTCCACGGGTTTACCCGGTTTTTTACCGGCCGCCGGTTTCGCTTTGGGATGCTGCAGCGCCCGTAAATGTTGCTCTTTCGGCTTACGCTGCAATTTCACTTTCTGCGGCTTTGGCTGCTTGGTATTGAGCCAGCTCGCGGCTACCCCGGTGTAGGCGTCCCGATCGGCAATACTGAAACTGTGCCGATCGCCATCCTGTCGGGTTAGAGTAAACACCGGCATCGGCTTGCCATTCACGGTGGTGCCATTGCCCGGTCGCATAAACAGCAGGCTGCCATTTTTCACCACGGCCACCGCGCCATTCAGCGAGGCTAACCGGGTAAGAAAGGCTGCATCCGTCTCTTGAGTCTGGTCGATATGGCTCACCTTGATGCCCCCCAGACCGGCGGCAATCGTGACCTTAAGCTTATTGCGGGCCGCCACCTTCTGCACGATATGGCTCAGCGTGGTGTCATGGTAGGACTCATCGCGGCGGGTATTGAGCGACCCGCGAAAATCCGCACTTCTGGCGCGAATGGTCAGCGTATCCGGCGCCCCTCGGTGCTCGACCTCATCCACGGTAAAGAGCCCTTTCGGCGTCAGCGCGGCCCCCTTCCAGCCGAGCGACAACGCAAGCACCGCATTACGCTGCGGCATCACCATCAGGCCGTCGCTGTCGTCCAGCTCAATATCAAGCTGGTCAGCCTCAAAGCCACGGTTATCCGTAAGCGACAGGGAAATCAGGCGCTTGCGGATGTTTTGCGTGATGTCTTTTTCCTGTAGCGACAAAGCGAAGTCCGGGGCAATCAATGCCCCGGCAGGCATGGCAACGCCAGTGATCATGACAAAAAGCCCCCCATTGCCCCGGCGGCCTTGTCGTACAGCTCCCCGGCTTGCTGACCCAAATCGCCAAACATGGTGGATAACGACTCATCAACTCGCTTTAAATTCAGGGTAAATTCCGTGCGGCGTGGGCTGCCATCGGCAAAAAAATCCGAATGGCTTTCCGATATCGACTCAATCACAAACATGCCGTAAATCGTCCCGCTGCCCTCAATCAGCGGCCATGCCCGCCCCTGCTCCGCCATCAGTTGCAGCGTCAACAGCGACCACCTGCCGCCGGTAATTTCCGGCAGTAGCACGCCGGACAAGGTAATTTTTTCATCATCCAGCCCCAAGAACTGCGACGCCGGGCGCTGGCCCACGCGGGCATTGCTCGGCCAGCGATAATCCGCTGTGCGGTTCAGCGACTGATACGGCAGCGTTTGCAGCATGAAAACAAAGAATCCTAACGTCAGCATCATAATAATTTGCGCCTAATTGGTCATAGAACTGCGGGCACGTGCACGTCGATCACGTTCTTGGCGTGCCTGCGCTTCATTCAGTAGTTGCAACGTTTCTTCCCGGCTCATCCCTGCGGGGATCACCACGTCAAATTTGTTATGCGTCACACTGTTATCGGTATAGGCCGATGATGCCCCTCGCATTACCGGCGCATAGCGCTGGGGTGCCAATGGGGCAACAGGGGGCACACTGCCTGTGTTGACCTCGGTAGCAGGTAGCATCACCGGCGGTGCCAGGGCGATGACGGCAGGTGAGATATTCACCACAGGAGCAGGCAGTATGTCCGGCCGACCCACGGGCGGAACTGCCTTAATCACCGGCGATGCGCCGGTATTTACTAGCCCGCCGCTGGGTGAATACCCCCACCCACCGGCCCCCGTTGCGTAAGGGTTATTTTTTACCGCCTCTTTGTCTAACTCTGCGGTTTCATCCTTCATAAACCCGAGCTTTTTCGCTAACCAACCGACTTTCCCGCCTAGCTTGTCGAGCACCTGCATAGGCCAGTTCAGCGCGTTTCCGATAGCTTCCCCAAATTTTTTACCCACTTCGGCCGCATTCTGTAGCTCGGCCTGCGTCGATTTCACCGGCTCCAGCAGATCCATAAACCAGTTATAAACTGCCTTAATCTTCTCGCTAAACCAGTCAAACACGGGTTTCATCGGCTCAAAGGCGGCGGCAACCGGAGCCAGCGCCGCTTTGAACCCTTCGGCTACGCCACCGATAAAGGCGCTGATAGGCTCCCAATATTTGCGGATCAGCAAAGCACCGGCAGCCACTGCGGCAATCAGTGCTAACACGGGCCATGAAATGGCGGTAAATGCAGCAGCAATGCCCGCACCTACCGTGGTGAATACCGTCCCTAACAACCCAGCCCCGGCAATCAACATATTGATCCCGGCCATCACCGGCCATGCAATAAGGCCCAGCGCAGCAAGTCCGCCGATCAGTGCCGTTACGCCTGCGGTGACCTTTGATAACGTGCCGACCAACGCCGGGTTAGCTTTAGCCCATGCACCGACCTTTGTCAGCCATTCAGTGGCAGAGACGGCCAGCTTACGCAGCGCCGAGTTTTGGCCGTCGAACACTTCAATGCGTACATCTTCCCACGCGGAAAACAGATTCTTTAAATCGCCGTCGAGGTTGTTTACCTTCACTTTGGCGATGTGTTCTGTCGCCCCCTGGGAGTCTGTCACCGTCTGTTTTTTCGCGGACAACTTACCGTTACCGGCAGCTGCGATCAGCTTGATAGCGCCTTTCATCGCCTCTTCACCGAAAATCACTTTCAGGTATTCAGCCTGCTGCGCGGTGCCGAGCTTATTCTTTTTAAACGAGCCGTTGATTTTCTTTAGGATACCTTCGATCGGCAGCATGTTGCCTTTGCCGTCTTTGGTTTTTACCCCCAGTTCTGCCAGTGCATCCCCCGCTTGTCCAACCGGTGCTTGCAGGCGGGTAAACATGGCGCTAGCTGCCGTCCCGGCCATGCTGCCTTTTATGCCGTTATCGGCCAACACCCCCAGTAATGCCGTGGTGTCCTCAATGCTGGCCCCGGCGGCTTCCGCAATTGGGGCGACGTATTTCATCGCCTCGCCAAAATCCATCAGGTTGCTGTTGGAGCTGGTAAAGCCCTTGGTCATCACATCCGCAACGCGCTGGATCTCGTCTATCGGCATGTTAAACGCCGATTGCATGTTGGTGATGATGTCGGCCGCGTCGGCGATGTCCAGATCGGAAGCCAGCGCCAGATTTACCGTTGATTCGGTCGATTTCAGAATGGCATCACCGTTAAAGCCGGATTTCGCTAACACCGATTGTGTACGAGCGACGTCCGTCGGGGAAAATGCCGTGGTGGCCCCGATATCCCGCGCCTGTTGGCGGATCGCCGTCAGTTGCTTGTCATCTTTCGCCAGCCCTAACGTGGCCTGCGTGTCTGACATCTGCTTGTCGAACTGCACACCCGGCGCAATAAATGCGGCTTCTGCGACCAGTCCAGCGGTAGCTACACCCAATCCGGCGGCACTGGTATTGCGAACCGTGGCCGTTGCGGCTTTCCCTGCCTGATAGCGGGCGCTAACGCGGTTTACCTGCTGCTGTTTTTTGCTTAACCGTTCCAGTTCTGCCCGCTGGCGGTTGAGTGCTCCCGTGGCTTCACCGGCACTGGCTTTTAACCGGCGTTGCTCGGCGCTCAGGTTCTTGGTAGCGATACCGTCAGCATTGAGCGCGTCACGCTGGCGCTGCACGGACTGGCGCAGCCCATTGTATTTCGTTTGTAACTCAGTGGCGGCACGCTTGGAGGCTGCCAGTAATCGCGCTTGCTGCGCTGTGGGCTTTTCCGTCGCCTTGAATTGAACGGCCAGCGCGGCCGCTTCCGCTTTGGCCTTTTTCAGCGCCTGCCCGGTGACAGCGAGCTGCCCCTGTTGCTTACGAAAGCCATCAATCCGGGCGGCCTCTGCGTCCAGTGCTTTAAGGGTTTGCTGGGTGGTTTTGATATCACCGGCAAGCGTTTTGCTTGCCTGTTGGATACTCTTTAGCGGGCGGGTGGCCTGGTCTACGGCTTTCAGCAAGACCTGAAGCTGCAGGCTTTTACTCATCGTGATTCACTCCGCTGCGTTGCAGTGCTTTATGACGCCAGTTCAACAGCTCCGTGAGCGTCATTCCGGTCATTTCTGATGGCGGCCAGTGGAATATCACTGCGATATCCGCCATCAGGTCATCAACGCCCAGCCGGGCATCAATCGCTACTCCGCCGACTTCGGCGACAAAAAACCGACAACCTTCCCGGCCAGTGCCACCAGGTCCGGCAATTCAAGCCGGGCGCATTCTTCTTTGGTCAGGCTCGGGTACGTGACACGCGGCAGGATCACCAGCAGCGCATCAACATCCGCATTCGCTACCGCTGCCAGACCGACACCGCGTAATGCGCCCGCGGTGGGTTTGATTACCTGCACCTCGGCGATAGTGGTTTCACCGCGCTTAATCGGGGTGTCGAGGGTGATGACGTTTTCTTTTTCTTCGTTCATGGTGGTTATTCTCTCTTGGATCCGTGGAATGGCCAGCCCGACGGGCTGGCACAAAAATTACAGGCCGATGGCCTTACGATGTTCTGCCAGACGGTCAACGCCATTGACCTTTTCGACCATATTCACTGTGTCGACTTCGATCAGCTCTTTGCCGTCCACGGTCAGCTTGAAATAGGTGCATTCAGTGGCCACCTTGGTTTCAGTGTCCTCACCTTGCTTGTATTCGCCAAAATCGATTTCTTTGTGTTTGCCACGCAAGACCACTTCCACAGCGGACACCTCGCCGGTGTCATCACGTTGGAAGGAACCGGCAAAGCGCAGCGGCACGGCATCGACAGCCCCCCACTGCTTAAGCACCAGCTCATCAATACCGCCCATGCTCCATTCCAGCGCCAGCGCGTCATCATCCAGCCCAAAATCGACCGGGGCCGCGCCATTCATACCGCCGCCCCGGTATTTCTCCAGCTTGCGGGTGAGCTTCGGCAGCGTCAGCGAGGAAACGATCCCCATGTAGTTGAAGCCGTCGTTAAACAGGTTCAGGTATTTCAGTTTTTTTGGCAGAGCCATAACTCATCCTTTCCTTAGCGGTTCACGGACGCGGCGAACGTCGCCAGATAGCGGTCAGTGATACGCTGACGCAGGGTTAAATCTTCCAGCGGCGGGACTGGCGTGTAGTCGTAATCAATAAACAGCTTGCCCGCTTTCAGGGTTTCTTTATCGTTGGCGCTGGCGTCATACCAGCAATCACCGTCGATAATCAGCCCGGCGGATTTCAGTTCGCGGAATTTGGCTTTGATGCCATCAATCATGTCGCGGATAAGCGTCGGCGTGACTGGCCGGTCAATCGCCCACATGTGCGCTTCGGCCATGGTGTCAGCCAACACCTGCGCGGTGCGGGTGTAGTTTTCGAACTGGAACAGCGGATCGTCAGAACAGGTGCGCGAACCCCAGAATTTAAAGCCGTCTTTGCGGATCAGGGTGGTGACGCACGCTTGGTTTAACAGGTCGGCATCCGTACCCGGCGCTTGTAAGTCCCAGAACACGCTGGCGGTGATGCCGGTAACACCATTCACACCGACGTTAGACAGGGTTTTGTGCCAACCGGTTTCCGTGTCGATTTTGGCACGCAGTCCCAGCGCACGGGCGGTGGCATAGGCAATATCGCTTTTGTTGATGGTGGTGTTCCAGCTCACAAAATCCGGCCAGACCAGCATCAGCTCGCGCTGGCTGAAATTGGCGCGGTACTTAATCGCATCCTGTACCGTTTTGCAGCCGTAGGCGCTGACATAACCAAATGCACGCAGTTTCTGGCAAATACCCGCCAGTGCCGTCGCCACTTCCAAATTGTCATGGCCCGGCACGCCGAGGATGCGCGGTTTCACACCCAACTCCGCCTGCGCAGACAACAGCGCTTTCATGCCGGTGTAACGGCCCTCCGCGTTAGCGCCGCCGATAATGTTTGAGGTGGTTTCCTTAACGTCTTTTCCTTCGGCTACGCGCACAACCACCGTGACCGGTTTTGACTGGTCAGCGATAGCCAGCAACGCGGCTGCCAGCGTGCCTTTTTTACCGGCCTTGCCGGAGGCGGCCAGCACGTCGGTGATCAGCACCGGCGTGTTGAGCGGGAAAGTGGCCGCGTCGGCATCCTCCGCCGTGCACACCATGCCGACGATAGCCGTCGAAACAGTAGAAATAACGCGGGTGCCGTCGTTGATTTCGACAACACGCACGCCGTGATGATAGTCAGCCAT